AACGGTAACGGTTTCATAGGAGTCAATGATGGACACGAAAAAAGTAAAGCAAATTGCGGATACCGAGGCCAAGAAAATGGTCAAAGGTCACGAAAGCCGCATGCATGCCAAAGGCATGAAAAAAGGTGGCCCCACCAGTGAAGACCGCATGCGCGTAGGACGTAATCTGTCTCGTGCAGCTAACCAGAAAACGGGGTAAGTCATGGCCTACAGTATGAAACGAGACGGTAAGGAAGTTGGCCCAGCCAGCGTTTACGCACCTCCACACACGATGGACGGTAAGGCCATGAAAATTTCCAGCAATCCCGGCAAGGATTCTGAGCTATCCAGCACAGCTAACATGCGTATGAGCGTTGGCATGTACAACAACGGCCCTGATAAGACTACCAAGACCAGCGGCATCAAAATCCGTGGCACTGGTGCAGCGACTAAAGGCGTGATGGCACGGGGCCCGATGGCATGAACTATTCTGAGCTTTCGTCGGCAATACAGACCTATACGGAAAATACCTTTCCGGCGATTACCCTTGCGGACTCGTCTACTGTATCGTCTACGACTCAGATTAACCGTTTTATCCAGCAGGCAGAACAGCGCATCTATAACACGGTGCAGTTCCCCTCGTTGCGCAAAAATGTGACAGGCGCAGTTACAGTCAACAACAAATACCTATCTTGCCCTGATGATTTCTTAGCCCCTTACTCGTTAGCTATTTACCCTTATGGCGGTGGAGATTACACATTTCTGCTGAACAAGGATGTAAACTTTATCCGTGAGGCTTACCCCGGCCCAACAAGCACAGGTACACCAAAGTACTACGCATTGTTTGGGCCAACCACAACATCAGGGTCACCGCCTACACCTACAAATGAGTTGAGCTTTATCCTTGGCCCAACCCCGGATACAATTTATTCCGCAGAGCTTCACTACTATTATTACCCTGAGTCCATTACTACTGCAACGACTACTTGGTTAGGCGATAACTTTGATACTGTGCTGCTGTACGGTTCGTTGGTAGAAGCCTACACCTTCATGAAAGGTGAGCAGGACTTGGTTGCGTTGTATGACGGAAAGTACAAAGAAGCGCTGATATTGGCTAAACGTCTGGGTGATGGTATGGAGCGTCAAGACGCATACCGCAGCGGTCAATACAGACAGGCGGTCACATGAGCATAGTCCAGACCCAGACTACCAGCTTCAAAAAGGAGTTGTATCAGGCCGTCCACAATCTGTCCACAGATACGATATACATAGCCCTGTATACGGGAAATGCCGACTTGACTGAAGCTACTACGGTATACAGCGCAACCAATGAAGTCTCTGGTACAGGCTACACGGCTGGCGGTCAGGCTATGACTGGAGTTCAGATTAGCTCATCTGGCTATGTAGCCTATGTGAACTGGGCTAACGTATCGTGGACGGCAGCACTGACTGCCCGTTGCGCTTTGATCTATAACGTCACGCAGGGTAACAAGTCTATTGCGGTGCTGGACTTCGGGGCTGACAAAACCTCGACTACCACGTTTACAATCACTATGCCCGCAAACACTTCAACCACTGCGCTTATTAGGAGTTCAAATTGATCGTTACTACCACCAAAGGCGAGATGGATGATTCCTTACTTGAGAAGCGGGAAGGCACAGTCGATAACGAAAATGAGTTCACTACATGGACTGAGTACTGGCTTGATGGCGAGTTGGTTCACCGATCAGCGCATATTACGTTGAAGAAAGTGCCTACCTTTGCAGGTGGCGATACCGCATCTTTTTAAGGAAATATCATGGCAAATACCCAATCAATGTGTACATCGTTTCTTGGTGAACTAATGCTGGGCCAACATCAGCTTGGCACTTCTACTATTGTCTCGCGTACCAGCTTGACCGCGCCTACTACGGACACGGTAAAAGCCGCGCTGTACTTGGCCTCTGCCACAAAAGATGCTAGTACTACTGTTTACAACACAACTGGTGAAGTATCTGGTACTAATTACACTGCTGGTGGCGTGACGGTAACTAATGCAACGGCTCCAACTTCTACCAATGCGTCTTCTACGGCGGGTGTAGGGTATTGGACGCCCTCCGCAAGTATTGTGTACACAACCGTAACGCTAAGCACTTCGTTTGATTGTGTCTTGATTTATAACTCTACACAGAGCAATAAGGCTATCAGCGTCCACACATTTACCGCGCAGACCATCACTGCTGGTACATTGACATTGACCATGCCTTCCAATACCACTACGACTGCTTTGTTGCGTTTAGCAACAACTTAATAGTGGGGCGGCGTTAAGCCGTAAACCATGTTTGGTATAACCCCCTTTTCTGGAGCGCCATTCTCAGCGTTGGGGGGAAACGCGAACGTCACGTTAGCGTTAACGGGCGTACAAGCTGCGGGCAATACAGGCTCCGTAACGGTATCTCAGGCTTTTTCTAAGGCGCTTACTGGTGTTCAGGCTTCTGGTAATGTTGGCACTGTAGTTTCTTCTCAGGCTTTTTCTAAGGCGCTTACTGGTGTTCAGGCTTCTGGTAATGTTGGAACAGTTACAACTTCCCAAGCAGTTTCTTTTGCACTTACCGGAGTCCAAGCCGCTGGTAATGTTGGCACTGTAGTTTCTTCTCAAACTTTATCCCGCGCACTTACAGGAGTACAAGCAACAGGCGCAGTTGGCAATGAGGCTATAGTTATAAGCATTGCGCTTACTGGTGTGCAGGCAGCGGGTAATGTTGGCTCAGTTGTAACTTCTCAAACTTTATCTCGCGCCCTTACTGGGGTTCAGGCGGCGGGTGCTGTTGGGACTATTGCTGCATCTCAGGCGCTGTCTAGGGCATTAACTGGGGTTCAAGCATTAGGCGTAGTTGGTACTGTAGTTAGTTCCCAAGCCCTATCTAGGGCGCTTACCGGAGTTCAAGCTACAGGTAGTGTTGGGACTATTACTACGTCTCAAGCGTTGTCTAGGGCGCTTACCGGAGTTCAAGCCAATGGCGCAGTTGGAAGCATAGGGATAGATATATCTCTAGCCCTAACTAGCGTTAGAGCCACAGGTCTGGTAGGGATCATAATCCCAATTAATTGGAATGTAATAGACGATAGTCAAACAGCAAACTGGCAAAATATAAATAATGTGCAATCCCCCGGGTGGTCTACAATTGATGATAACCAGACCGCCAACTGGGTCTTGATTGACACTTCACCATAGAGGCATACATGACTCTTGTACTAGCAGATCGGGTTAAAGAAACTACCACTACGACGGGTACGGGCACTGTCACGCTTCTGGGCGCGTCTACAGGGTATCAGTCCTTTTCAGTGGTGGGTAATGCCAACACAACGTATTACACGATTGCAGGCCAGACTGGCTCAGAGTGGGAGGTTGGCATTGGAACGTATACATCTTCCGGAACAACCCTTTCCCGAGACACAGTCTTATCTTCTAGCAATAGCGGATCGCTGGTCACTTTTTCAGCCGGTACAAAGGATGTATTTGTAACTTACCCTGCCGGGCGTTCTGTTACGGGCGCACAGGGATACGCAGAAAACGATGCGACTATCAGCACTAACCAGACTATTACTTCAGGCAGAAATGCTTTGAGCGGTGGCCCGATTACGATTGCAACTGGCGCGACAGTAACTGTTCCTACCGGCTCGGTCTGGACAGTGGTCTAAAGGAATACCATGAGTGGAATAGCACTTCAAACCAATGCAAGCGGCACAGGTACGCTGACCATTGCTGCACCGAACACAAATACCAACAGGACGCTTACCCTGCCTGACGCTACAGGTACATTCATAACCACGGCTAGTACCGGAAAAATTATCCCCGCCGCTGCGTTACCAGCAGGCACGGTTTTACAAGTGGTTCAAGCTACTACTTCAACTAATACATCAAGCACATCTGCATCTTTTACAGATGCAACCAATCTTGCGGCTACTATTACACCATCAAGTAGCACCAATAAAATATTGGTTTTGTGTGATATATCTGTGTACATACAAGCAGATAATGTTACACAAGGCGGAGTGCAAATAGTTAGGGGTAGTACGGCTGTATATACCGACACTCTAGCATATAGATGGAGCGTTAATGCTAACGTAGCACTAGGTTCACATATAGCATTTAATTATCTAGATTCTCCTGCAACTACATCTGCAACAACATACAAAATTCAAATTCAACGTACTGCTACTGCTGGCACAAGTTATGCATTTCAGGTAAATGCAGGTGGAGCTAATATATCAAGCATTACTTTATTGGAGATTGCAGCATGAACAAACATCAAGCAATTTTTTCTTTATACAGCAATGTGGTTACTATTCGCGGCGATGATGCATTTGATGTAAATGAAAACCCAGTTCAGTATGATGAGGCAGTGGTGCAAAACTACATCAATGCCAATGCGTACAAAGAAAACAGAGCTAGAGAATACCCAGCCCTTGAAGCTCAATTTGATCTTTTGTATCACGGCGGTATGGACGCATGGAAAACAGTAATCCAAGCTGTAAAAGACAAGTACCCAAAGGTGTAAGCAATGACTATCTCGATCAATGGCACAAACGGGCTTATCCAAGCCTACGATTACCAAGTCCTGACGACGGGTTTTAGCTACACCTTTGCCGCCGGTACGCAGGTGCTGGTGATTAACCCCGCTGGTACGCTGGCTACAGGTACGATCACTATGCCTGCCCTTCCTAGCGATGGCATGACCATTACGGTGGAATCCACACAGCAAGTGACTGCGCTTACCATGTCCGGCAACGGCGGTACGATTGTAGGCGCTGCTATACAACTGATCCCCAACCAGCCCCTATCGTGGGTCTACCGCACAAGCAATACAACTTGGTATCCGTTCTCTGGCGGTGCTGGACGGGCTACTGCGCTGGTTAGCGGTACGTCTCAGGCATCTACATCAGGTACGTCGATTGACTTCACGGGGCTACCGTCTTGGGTCAATCGAATTACTATTATGTTTTCTGGGGTAAGTACAAGCGGAACAAGCGCGTATCGTTTTCAATTACGAGTAGGTGGGGCTGCTGTTACGTCTAACTACACAACCGCATCGTTTGCCGTAACAACCGCCGTAAGCCAAACAACAGGCGCTGGCGTTGCAACAGATGGATGGGGCTTTCAAGTTGCGTCTGCGTCAAGCACTCAACATGGACAAATCATATTATCCAAATTATCTTCAAACACATGGGCGGGCACAGGTCAATCTTACGACAGCCTTGCAACTGAACGAATTGCTGTTATTGCGGGTCGCGCTTTTTCAGTGGGTACTGTTGACGGAGTACGCATTACTACCGCAGGCGGCACGGACACCTTCGACGCAGGCTCCATAAACATTCTTTACGAGTAACAGATCATGACAATCACTCTAAACGGAACAACTGGCGTTAGTTCCCCGGGTATTACGCTCAGTGGGGGTTATACCGAGGCGGTTGTAAGCATCGGTAGTTCAGGCACGGCTCAGACACTATCCATTGCTTCGGGCACTCTGTTAACGGTGACCATGACGGGCAATTGCACATTCACCATGCCTTCTGTCACAGCAGGGCGGTCTTTCTACATGATTATCAACACAGGTGCGGGCTCATACACAGGCACGTTTACATCAGTTAAATGGCCCAATAACGTTGCGCCAACTTTAACCGCTACTGCAAGCCGTTGGGATATTGCAACTTTTGTTAGTGATGGCACTTACTGGTACGGCAACATTGCACAGGCTTATGCATAATGTTCGGCTCCAAACTTGCATTTTTTACCGGAAGCAGGAAGGCTCTTCTAGTAACTATTAGCGCCAGTACGCAGAACTACCTTGCCAATACAGCAAAGGCGACTGGGTACATTGCTGGTAGTTCAGACGTTATCTTTGTCATCAACTCGGGTGTTGTGATTGGTTCATCGTCTACCGGTTCTTATGCATTTACAGTCGATACGTCTTGGAACACAAAAGATACAGTAACAATCATAAACAACGGAACCGTCATTGGTGCTGGCGGTAACGGTGGCGCTGGTGGTAGTGGTACTGGTGGTGGGCAAACCGCTGGAGCTTCTGGTGGCCCTGCGGTTTCTGTTGCAAGGACTACTGTATGGACTAACACTGGCACTTGTGGCGGTGGCGGCGGTGGTGGTGGCGGAGCGGGAGTCTATGCCGTATATGCAGGGCTTGATAAAAATAACAACCCAATTTACAACTACTATGGTGGTAGCGGCGGCGGTGGCGGTCGAGGTAATAATGGTGGCAGCGGCGGCGCTGCGGGTTCTTCAGCCCAAGGTGCTGGCGGTGCTGGCGGCACAGGAACAACTACGGCTGCTGGGGCTGCCGGGGCAGGTACTGGTTATGGTGGAGGCATTGGCGGTGGCCTTGGCGCTACAGGCGGTTCTCCCGGCGATGGCGCAACTTCAGGTGGCGCAGGCGGTGCTTGCCTAGTCGGTAAATCTTTTGTTAATGGCGGTGCTGGCATCACAGGCGGCACAACTGGTGGAGGTCAATCGTAATGGACTATCGTATTATTTCTGCTGACGCAGCTATTGGGCAAATACAAGTAACCTACAGTAACGCTGGTGAAGATATTGCTACCTATGCAATTGATGTTCCTGTGATTGATGGCGCGTTCTTAACTGGTGATGCGCTTGCAGCCGAAATACAACTCCGCTCACCTGTATGGCTCTTAGAGCGCAAAGCTGCCGTTGCTGCTGCTACTGGGTTTGATGCAATTCACGCGCTGGTAGAGCAGCCTGCTACAACAATCACCCCAGAAACTCCATACATTCACGGAGTCCCGGTCACCCAAAGCACTACATTTAGTGTTGCTTCCCCGGTCACGGTGCTGTAAATGGCTCGAATAGTTCAATACACGGATTTCGTAAGTTTGCGTATCCGCCTTATGGATCAACTGTTTGAGTTTGTCGGGGATAGCAACGAATTACAGTTTTCGTCTGATATACCTGTAGACAGCCCAACTAAAACAATGCTTGTTAAAGGTACAATTTATTTCCAAATTCTAGACATTGGGGTTGCAGACGTTACAACTGCACCGGGAGAAATATTACCTACCCCACTTTCTGCTACTGGTAAGCATTTTAAAGTTACGGCATTAGAAAACGATACGCATGTTAATTGTATTCAACCACTATATAGCACAGATAAAATAATTTATGTCGAGTCTAATTTAGCCGCTAGTGAAACAATAAACATAGCAATAGACAACTTGGTTTTTGTGTTTGGTAATAACTATAAGGTTCAAGATGGTAGCTACAATGGTTTTCATATATTTGCGGTACAAAGTTCGGCTATTGTTGTCCAAGCTATCGAGCCTTGCAAAATCGTAGTTTTTACAAGCGTAATGTTATGATTAAAAAGAAGATCGACTACACCTCGCAGCCTTTTCGTCAAAATTGGGAGCAAGACCTCCCTAGGTATTGGTTTGACAATAGCCCATTAAAAACGCATTTCATGAATGCAATGAGCATCTTGGTTCCGGTGTTGGAGTACAGCGTAATACACACGCTAAAAGACTCAAAACGATTTATTGACGACCCTGAATTGCAGGCGCAAGTGAATGAAATGATTGCGCAAGAAAACTGGCACTCTTACAGCCATAGGCAATACAACAAATGGCTTGATGCGCAGGGGCTACCTGCCCACAGATTAGCCTCTAATTTCCTAAAAAAGCAACAAAAAACTAAAGCCGCTGCGGAAAAAATGCTTGGGACAAGAATGTACCTATCTGCGGTTATTGCGGGGGAGCATACGATTGCAGTGTTTATTGACTACATATTTAAAAGGCCGCATTTAATAGAGCAAATGCACCCGCATTTCAGGGAGGCTTATGTATGGCATTTTCTGGAAGAGCTTGAGCATAAAGGCACTGCCATGGATATATGGTACAGCAGCAAGGAAAAAGAAAACAGAAAAAAGTGGCGGTTAAATATTGCCATGTTCCTTCAAGCAAATAGGTTTTATAGCCTTGTACTACGCAATATGTTTACTTTATTGCGGCACGATAAACAGCTTTGGAAATGGCAGACGCTAAAAGATGGTATGAGTTTTTTCCTTGGGCGCGATGGGTTGTTTTTTAAAACCATAATCCCTTGGGGTTCTTTTCTTTCTCGTGACTTTCACCCATGGAACCACGATAACTCGCACCTGCTTAACCAGTACTCAAAACTGTTTACAGAGAAAAACTTAACTGAAAAGCAGCTAAAGCGTATTCAAGTTGAGTTTGAAAAATGCATTTCCGACATCCAAGTTACGATTGAAAATAACAACAAGGTAACAGTACTATGAGTGCATTACTGGATATGTTCAAAAACTACTTCATGCCGGAAGTAATACCCAAGGAACAAAGTTTTACTTGGGCGCATTTTGATTTAGCGCCGGAATTGGTGCAAGAAATACAAGATATTTATACCAAGGAATTAAACCCAGACCCTGACAGCTACAATTTTTATCAGTGGCTACCCGTGAAAGTGCCGGACATAAATGGGCTCAGGGTGCATAAGGCAGCTTTAATTTATTGTAGGGGTAACGAGAAACCCAGATTTAGCCATAAAGACCCGATCCCGCCGGATAGGGTTAGGGGTGGTGAGTATAGAGACTGGGCTCCTATCGTGCTTAACATCCCCTTGCGCAACTGTGAGAACAGCCGCACCAGCTTGTACAAGGATGTCAAAGACCCTATGCAGATCCTGACACCCTACAACGAGCCTGCTGTTATCGCGCCCATTGAGGAGTGCAAACTCTTGACCTCCTTTGTGCTGGATAGGCCGATACTGTTTAACACGCAGGTCTTGCACGCCGTGGAGAATTTCAGCCCGGAGCCTAGGTTTGCCATCAGCCTACGGTTCAAGGACAGCCCGTATGAGTGGTTGTAATTCGTTCGTAGCGCAGTAGAATAGGTCATCCACAGTAAGGAATTCCAATGGTTATTAAATCTGTTGTATTGGCATTTGCGGCTGTTGCTGTTGTCGCGCTTACCTTGGCCTTGATTTTTTTCATTGAATTTTCCCCATTGCCCGCTGGCTGGGTTCCAAGCCACTAGACACACAATAAGGAAATCTTATGACGGTCAACTACACAACCAACCTAGCCCTCGGACAACCTGTAACCGGCACTGAATCCGGTACATGGGGCGATGATGTAAACAACGCTGTTACGTCCTATCTAGACATTGCCATTGCTGGCAGTCTGAGCATTTCTATTACCACGGCTGACGTTACTCTAGCTAATACACAGGGTACAAGCTCTGCCACAAACATTGGCTCAACTACAGCGCAGTACGCCATCCTCAACATTACCGGGGCAAAGACCGCAGCGCGTAACTTAAACCTACCGGTCACCAGCAAATCGTACATCATTAACAACGCAGGCACGGGTGGATTTACACTTACTGTGCGTGGCGTTACTCCCACAACTGGGGTTACGCTTGCTGATGGTGAGAAAGCAATTGTCGCTTGGAACGGAACAGACTATGCGAAGATTACATCCTCAATAGTGTCCACCTTTACCGGCATACTGCCCGTTGCCAATGGTGGAACCAACTCATCAGCCACGCCTACCAGTGGTGGTGTTGGTTATGGCACAGGAACAGCCCATGCATACACAGCCGTAGGGACATCAGGGCAAGTACTAACATCCGCAGGAGCCGGTACGCCAACTTGGTCAACCCCTGCAAGTAACCCACAAATACAACCAATTTCGGCTTCAATCGGTAGTAGTGCGTTAACAATTTCAGCTTCTGCGCTTACATTAGATTTTCGTTCTACTACGCTTGGCAGCGGAACTGTTACTACAGTAACAGGCACTCCAGCTAACTTGGTTGTTCCTTCTACAGCAACTATTGGGTCTAGCAGTGGCGTGTTATCACGGTTATACGTGATTGCGTTAAACAATGCTGGCACGATTGAACTAGCAGTTGCTAACCTGTACAGTGGGCTTGCTACTAGCTCCGGTGGATTAACGCTTGATGAAACAACGTTACTTACTACAACAATTTTAAATACAAGCTCTAACTCATCTGCTGTTGCTTACTCCACTACAGCGCGTACAAGTTTGGCGTACCGAGTAATTGGCTACATTGAATCTACGCAGGCTACTGCTGGTACTTGGGCTACTGCTCCTTCAACAATACAGGGGGTTGGTGGGCAGGCATTAATTAACATGAATGCGCTCGGCAATGGGCAAGTTTGGAGAAGTGGCGGCTCTTTCGGCGTTACTTACTACAACACCACAGGCAGGCCAATCATGGTAAGTTTTGGAGGCGCTACTTACGGCAACACCGTCACAGTAGGTGGAGTATCACTTTCAACTGCCCCATCTAACCCCAACTATTATCCGTTTGCGCAATCATTTATTGTTCCGCCGGGGTTGTCTTATTACGTCATGTACAACACGTCGTTGCTACAAGGTATGCAAGAACTTCGTTAAAAGGATTACCAATGCCACACTACAGAATTCCCAATGACCCGTCTCCACATTTTTTGGAGTCAAATGATTTTGAGTATTTACTACCTGCTGGCTTTACGCTAATTAGCGATGAAGAGGCAGAAGAGATGCGACCCAAACCTACAGTACCAGCGTATGTACATTTACGCGCTATGGAGTATCCTGCCCTAGCCGAGTACCTTGATGGGGTAGTAAAGGGCGATCAAGCGCAGATTGACAAGTACATAGCCGACTGCTTGGCGGTAAAAGCTAAGTACCCCAAGGCATAACAAGGACGCACCCCATGTATGCGCTGGCTTGTACTTGTTCTAGGGCTTGCACTGCCACAGGCTCCGGTCAAGTACGTATGCGTGAGGTGGGCGTGGACAGGCGACGTATTTGAACGTAAGGTTTATTGCTTGAAATGGGAAAAGGTGGACAAGTGAATGCTCGACCCGATTTCTATTACGGTGGCGATAGCTACGGCGCAGACCGTAGTGGATCAGATCAAGAAAGCAGTTGCGCTAGGCAAGGATGTAAAGTCTTTATATGGTCAGTTCGGCAGCTTCTACGCGGCGGCAGATCAGGTTCACGCCGCATCCACCAAGGCGCGAGTAGCAAGTATTCAAAAGAGCAATGCGCAGATAAATGCGGAAGCTCTAAAAATAGCTTTAGCGTCCAAGGCGTTACGTGATGATGAACGGTACATAAAGGACTTGCTGTTTATGACCGGCAATGCGCCAGTCTGGGAAGAGATGATGGCAGAGCGAGTGCGAATGCACAAGGAACGCTCTGAATTGGAAAGGACAATGGTAGAGCAAAAGCAAAAGGACAGGGAAGCGGCTGGTAATGCGTTGATGAACTTACTGCTTTTTATTGCCGCCATTGCAATGATCGTACCCATCGGGGGCTTGGCTTGGGAATTTTTGATTAAAAGGGGTTAGTATGAGTGAGGAAAAAATTCAGAACATGGAAGCCAAAGGGCAACTGATTGAAAAGATCACGTTTGCTTTATTGCC